GCAGGGGCGGCTGGAACGGCAACGGAGTTTCTCGCCGCAGGTGCAGCGTGCTTCAGACACGGCGAAGCCTCAGTGCCCACGCCGCAGCGGCGTCACGGATCAGCGAACGCTTGGCGACAACGGCGGCCACCGCCTCGGGCTCGGGCTGCGACTGCGCCGCCAGCCAGGCTTCGTAGGAACGCATGGCAACAGAAGCGGAGGTGGCGGGGTACGCGGGCACGAGTACCGGCCCCACGTCATACAGCCCGCTCACCTCGCGGATCTGGCGGACGGCCTTGCCGTCCTCGCCCTGGCGGAAGCCTTCGCCGCTCTTGTCCACCGTGAAGGCGAACGACGAGCCGCGTACGTCGCGCCGCTGGATCAACTCCATCACGTCGGCCCGGCTCACGGGCGGGGTCACGACGTACCGCAGCCCCTTCTCGTCTGACGAGAGTTCAAGCGTCCCGCTCGAGGTGCGGCCTAGGACGATGTTGCTGTCGTGGTTGAACAGGGCCACCACGTCGCTCTTGCCCCGCTGGCGGTTCAGAATCTTGTCGAACGCGCCAGGCAGGATCTCCTCGCGGAACCCACCGAGGTCGAGAGAAAGCCGGTTGTAGACGGCGGCGTACCCGATGATCGCGGCCCGGCCATCGGCCCGGCTCTCCACGATCAACTCGTTCTCTTCCTCGAAGGCGAAGTCGCGGCGTTCAATTTCCATCGGTCTGCTCCTCCTGTTCGGCTTCATCCTCGGCGTCGTCGGCCGGGCTTTCCTCGTCCTCGACGGGCGGCGCTGGCATCGGCTCCGGTGCCGGTTGCTCCTGGCCAACCTTGTCGAGCGTGGTCATGTTCAACTGAACGAAGTGGCGGTCGCCGTCTGGCCCGATGGGATTCAGGTTTTCCAGTTCCCGAATCTCGTTGATCGTCATCCACCCGTTTTGCAGGGCCGAGACGTAGTAGGCCGACCGGCTCGCGTGGTCGCCACGCAGCAGGCCAGAGACGCTGTGCTCGGCGAAGTAGGTCTCGTCGTCCACGATGAGGTCGCGAGAGATCGCCGCCTCCCACCGCTTTAGGTGCGGCAGCAGGCAGTGCTGGACAAACTCCGTGCCCTGCACTTCGATGTTGCTGTAGGTGCTGCGGTCCAGTTGCTGAACCATGTGAGGCGGCACGCGAAAAATCCGGCAGCACTCGTACACAGCGAAAGACCGGCTCTCAAGCATCTGGGCAGCCTCGTTGCTGCTGCTCAGTTCGTGGGCCTTCACGCCCGCAGGCAATACTGCCGTTCTGTGAGCCCTATCGCTGCCGCGATGCAACCTTTCCCAAGACTCCCGAAGCCGCTCCGCAGCCTCTGCCGGGATTGGGTTCTCGGCCTCCAGCACAACACCGGGGCGAGCATTGTTCCCAAAGAACGTCGCGGCGTGCGTCTCAAGAGCCTGCGAAAGGCCGATGACATTGGAAAAGAGTTTGTACGTTGGGATCGGCTTGATCCCGTCTTCCGTGGTGAACCGCAGGGCGAAGATCTGCTCCTGGCTGTAGATCGTCTCGCGGCCGTTCGGCTCACGGTAGCGATACCGCAGCGTGCCGTCAGACAGCCGCTCGCACTCCATGCGAGACGAGTGCAGCGGCCACAGTTCCGAGACGGCACCGCGAGCACCAGGGCGGATCTCGGCGTAGGACGCACCGTAGTGCAGGTACATGCCCGTCATCCAATCGCGGAACTCCTGCGCCGTCTGCCAGGGGTTCGGCTGCTGGTGAAGCAGGCGATACACCGGGTGGCTTGTGGCCTTCGCCTTACCGCCGTTCGCCATCCGCTCGTAAACGTGCAGCGGCAAAGCGGAGACGGCATCCGAGATCACGCGGATGCAGGCGGTGTAGGCCGAGCAAGCCATCGAGTTGTCGGCGTTGACGCGGATGCCCGAAGGCGTGCGAGACGGCGAAACCTCGGGCCAGTCGATGCCACGCAGGTCGAACATCCTGAAGTCGGCGGCGTTTTCGCTCATAACGAGATGATGTCCCAGGATTGTTCGGGTGGCGGGGCCGTGGCCGTAGCGTGGATGCCGAGGGCCATCGTCAACGCCACGATGCCGTCGATGCGTTCGTTGCTCTTCGCCTTGCTGGGCTTGATGTTTCCGGCGTGGTCCTGCTGAATCGCCACGTTCGACGCCTGCCACGCCAAGACGGGATGCCCGCCGTGGTGCAACCTGCCGCCCACCACCAGCGCCTCAAGCTGCTTGGCGGGCGAACTCATCGAGCCGTAGCCCTGCCCAAAACCTAAGACATTGACGCCATCGCCTTGCAGTTGTGTGGCCAACTGGGTCGCGTTCCAGCGGTCAATCGCCACCTGCCGCACGTTGTATTTCTTCGTCAGGGCCATGATGTCGGCCCGCACTTGGTCGAAGTCGGTGACGTTGCCGTGCGTCAGGTGCAACTTCCCTTCCTTCGCCCACTGGTCGTAGGGCACGCGGTCCCGCTTCACCCTCTCCCGCATGTTGTCCTCGGGAATCCAGAAGTGCGGCTCCACCCAGAACGTGCCATCGTCCAACTGGAACAGCAGGCAGAAACAGGTGGTGTCGAACGTGCTGGCGAGATCGAGGCCCGCGAAACACTCCCGGCCGTCGAGCATCACCGGGCAGGGCTTGTTGCCCTGTGCCCAGTGCTCCATCCGCAGCCAGCGCGTATCCTGCTCGGTCCACTGGTTCAGGTGCAGCCGCCGAAAGGTGTTTTCTTCGCTCGGCATATCCTGGGCACGCTTGCACCGCACCCGAAGGTCGTCGAGCTTCACGCTCACGCCGAGGTTCGGGTTCGCCTTCCGCCAGGTCTCTTCCTTGGTCCAATCGTCTTCGGGATCGGCGGCATAGATCGCAGGCAGGAAGGTCTCGTCTTTGATAGCCCCGTCTCGCACGGCCAGGGCGTAACGCCAGATTTCCCAGCAGATGCTCTTGCGGTCGAAGCCCGCCGTGGTGATCGCCACGCACAAGGGCTGCCGCCGGGCTCCGGTGCTCGTGGTCATCACGTCCCACAGTTCCCGGTCGGGCTGCGCGTGCAGCTCGTCGAAGATAATCCCGTGAGCGTTCAGGCCGTGCTTCGTGAACGCCTCGGCCGAGAGCGCCTTGTACGTTGAATGCGTGTCTTCCCGCACGATGGAATTGCGAAACACCCGCAGGCGGCTCCGCAACTTGGGCGAGTTCTCTACGCAGACCTTGGCCATCTCGAAGACGAGCCGGGCCTGGTCGCGATCAGCGGCGCACGAGTAGATCTCGGCACCCGGCTCCCCGTCGAACATCAGCTTCAAGGCGATGCCCGCGCACAGGGTGCTCTTGCCGTTCTTGCGGGGGATCGCCAGCAGGCTCGTGCGGTACTGCCGCACCTCGTTTTTCATCGTGCCGAACAACCGGCCGACGTATTCCTTCTGCCACGGCTCCAGCAAAAACGCCTTGCCGCCGAGCTCGCCCTTCGCGTGCGTCAGGTTCTCCTCGAAGAACCGCACCGCGATGTCCGCAGCCTTCGCATTAAGCGAACATGCGGGCGTCGTCTTCGTCTTCTTGCGGGCCTTGGTCAACGGCAGACACCCTCGACAACGCCGAAGCAGTCAGGCCGAACTCGGCCGCAAACTTCAGCATCTGATTCCGTGCGTCGCGCTTCCGATTCCACGCGGGATGATTCGATACCCTACCCTTGTCGTCGTCGACGAGGAGCAGCGATTCGGCGTCGAGCACAAGCAGCGGCTGCTCGAGTTCCGCGTGACGGCCGATGTCCTCACGCTCTCCGCGACGCCGATCCCGCGCACGCTGCACATGGCGATGCTCGGGCTCCGCGACATCAGCTCGCTCACGACCGCGCCTGCCGACCGGCGCGCGATCGTGACCGAGGTGATTCCCCACAACGAGCGCCGCATCCAGCAGGCGATCCTGCGCGAGCTTGCGCGCGAAGGGCAGGTCTTCTTCGTCCACAACAGGATCCACGACCTCTTCAGCGTCGCCGACGACCTGCAGCGGCTCGCGCCCGGCGCGCGCATCGCGGTCGGACACGGGCAGATGCCGCCGAAGGAGCTCGAGGACGCGATGCTGCGGTTCATGCGGCGCGAGGCCGACATCCTCGTCTCGACCACGATCATCGAGTCGGGCATCGACATCCCGACCGCGAACACCATGATCATCAACAACGCGCACATGTTCGGGCTCGCGGAGCTGCACCAGCTGCGCGGGCGAGTCGGACGCTGGAAGCACCGCGCGTACTGCTATCTCGTCCTGCCGAAGGACCGTCCCGTGCGCGACGAGGCGCTCAAGCGCCTGCACGCGGTCGAGGAGTTCTCGATGCTCGGCGCGGGATTCCGCATCGCCATGCGCGACCTCGAGCTGCGCGGCGCGGGCAACC